CGTATAGGCCGAGCCGTATTGACTGGACCGTATAGGCCGAGCCGTATTGACCGAGCCGTATAGGCCGAGCCGTATAGGCCGAGCCGTATTGACTGGACCGTATAGGCCGAGCCGTATTGACCGAGCCGTATTGACCGAGCCGTATAGGCCGAGCCGTATTGACCGAGCCGTATTGACCGAGCCGTATTGACCGAGCCGTATAGGCCGAGCCGTATTGACTGGACCGTATAGGCCGAGCCGTATTGACCGAGCCGCACAAAAACAGAAACCCCGACCCAATCTTTCGACTGGACCGGGGGCTTAAAATGACTCGGGTCAATCGCCAAAAAGACTAAGTCATTTTAAAACTAAATAAAGTATGATGGGCGCCGCATTGCACGCGATGACGATAAGAACGCCCAATAAAAAACAGAACGCGTCAAAAATCACTCGCATATGAGCGCCCCCAATTCACCATAAGAACATTTTTTAGTCGAAAGTTGCGGCGCTTGCTCATAATGTGGCGTCATGTATCCTTGACGCTCGAGCGCCCCCGAGTAAGCTTGTGCGAAACCCGCCCAATTAAACGACTGCTTTCCGCTCGCGCATCCTGAAAGCAAAATCAAAGCAATTAAAAGTTTTTTCATTTTAGTTTCCTCCGTTCGCAGCCTGTGCGCTAAGAACTTTAAAAGTCGTCACATTTAAAAATTCATTTACGAATTGGTCCCCCATCTTTAAGGTAAGTTTCTCGCGGTCAATAGAGCTGCGGGATTGTTCCTTGGTTGTTAAAATAACCCCGTCAAGCAAAATGGCCGTTGAGTCGCCCATCACCCCTAAGATGGCTTTTCTTAGTTGGTCTTTTTCCTTCTCAAGCTTTTTGATCTGTTCGCATAGTTCTAAATATCTTTTTGCGTTGGTCATAAAATAACCTCCAATTCATAACCAATTGACTCCAGCTCTTTTTTAAGTGGACCATACTCTTTCGGTGTAGCTGGTCTTAGTTCTTCGATGAGACTTGGGGAAGCAGCGCCATGTTGCCCTACATGCTGGTAGCTTGTTATGTTGTCACGAGCATCGCAAATGTCATTAGGGAATAGCGCTATCACGTCACCTTCGGGAAACACTCGAAAGACAACTAAACATGTGCCTTGTGATGTGGAGTTTCTCATTTTGTACCTCTTTTAATTAAATTGCGGGACCAGTATTGCGTAGCCGCCCCAGTCTTTTTCGATTTCAAAGTTAAGTAACTCTTTACGTGTGAAATCGTCGTCAAGTTTCAAAAAATATCCTCTAGGATCACCGTTTAAATGAATGTTAAGCATGATCCTGTTTGGTAACTCAAGACGGCGAATACGTTCTTTAATATTGTTTAAAATTGAATCATAGGCATCAGAGTCAATTGTGCCGTTGCAATAGGACTCTGCGGCACCACGTCCAATACGCTCAATTAAAATTAAATTTTGGTATACTCGTTTTGTCTCTAAAAATGTTTTTTCAAACAGTCTTGCGAGTGCTTCAATGTGCTTTTGTCTGCGTTCTTGTTTAGTAAATTTTTTCATTTCGCCTTCTTTCTTACCGTTTCGCTGATAACTTTGAATGAATCACAAGTAATATAAAATTGAATTCGAAAGGTAACCTTGTCGCCTTCTTTAAAGCGTTTTGGTAAATCCCAACCATCAAAACATCTATTAGCACCTTCGATTATAAATTTACCAGCTACCCCATCGCGCGATAAAACAACACCTGTTATCGGTCCGTACTCTTTATTTGGATTTATCATTTTCAACTCCTAAATTAAAATTGTTTAGTGAAGACGTGAATAGATAGCGACTAATTCGATAGCGCCGACTCCAAAGGGAATTGATAATGCGGTGAGTGTTTCGATAATTCTTGTCATGGCGATTGACTCCTTGTTGCCTAGGCTTAATTGCCGTCGGTCTTACTGAAGTAAGATGCACGACTTGGGCCAAGTCTTAAGCGGTTGTTTTTGCTGGAGTGTTAATTTCTTAATGTGTCGAACTTTTAGACGAATCATTGCATCACAATGATTTTCTTGAGTGTGATCTTTATAACATGTTAGGCTTTTAACATGGCTAGAACAAAGCTTTCCAAAGCGCAGCGCGCCTCTATCCCACAGCTATATAGAAGTGGACAGGATATCCCTACAATTGCAGCGCAGTTGCGCATTAGCCATGTAGCAGTTATCTATCATTTACGGAAAAACAATGTCGAGACAAAACCTCAAGGACATCATCATGCGAAGTTAACAAAAGAGCAGATAGAAGAATTAGTCGTCGCGTATATAAATGGATTGCACATAACAGAGCTTGCAACGTTCTACAATATTAGTACAGGCGCGGTTATAAATAGACTCCGCCAAGCCAAGGCTTATAAGGAACGTACAGTTGCTCGTGAATCGCAGATTTCGCGTAAATTAAATAATATTTTGCGCATCGCTCGACGTTACTACAGAAAAAATTGTCCTACATTGTGCGAACAATGTGGTCGAGAGTCTAATCGAATACATGGTCATCATGATGACTATAATAAAATCTATGAAGTACGTTGGTTGTGCGTCGGTTGTCATTTTGAATGGCATAGATATAATCGCGCGACACCGTCAAACTTATAAAAACCGCCACAATTGACTATCACCCTGATCCACTGCATCAAAAATCAGCTAGTCAAGAACAAAATTGCATAAAATAAAATCACCCGATAATAGCAATTATGCTTCCTAAGTTATGTAAACACCCCGTAACTTGTTGGAATGATTCGGGAATTTCAATTTCTTGCATAAATGCATAAAACCCCGAGCCAAAAATCGTGCCAACATTGTGTTAAGATTGTAAGATTCGGGAATCATTAGGTTTTTCCGTTATTTATTTAGTTTATTTATTTACACATAAATAAACGGGGGGTGGGGTTGATGGCAGAAAAATATTGATAGTCAGGTAGGCTCATTTTTTAAAAATTTTTTAAAAAATCAGAGGAATTTGCAGAACCCCGCATCCCGAGCCATATTTACAGTAATGAAAAAGACTTCACTCGCACTACCCATCCCACAAAACATTGACGACCACCTTAAGAGCGCAACTATCTTTGACCGCAATGACCCCGACTCAATATTCAATCGCACAATGGGTTACTTGCATGAGTGCGTTGTCGCAGTGGAAAAATCCAAAACTGGAATGCGCAACATGCGCCTGCACGCAAAGGCGATCAGAGATCTTTTGAAACCCGAACCCCGAGACGCAAAACTTCGACAAGGATTCTGGGAGGAGTACTCGCGTGCAATTGACCGCGACTCAAACATGCGCATTGAATATATTCCAGGCGGTGTTTGCACACTTGAGCTTTTCATGGAGATGATCGCAGACCCAGAGAAGATGGGATATCTGCTCAATGCCCCCACAAGTTACATGCGCAATGCGGAGGATTTACTCAATGTCACAATGGATAGGCTGCGCGATATTTTAGAATTGCCGCTGGTTAATTCTAAAGGACAAGTTCAGGGCGCAGTTGTAAGTGCGGTGCTTAAGGCGGCGGAGATGTTAGATAAGCGCGTGCGCGGGGCGGTCCTTCAGAGGGTTGCAGTACACCAGCATCACACGCAAGGCGGGCAGGTTGTCGGAATGGATGACTCGGGGGTTTTGGCTTCAGATCAGTTAGCGCTTCTTGAAAGTGAGATTCAGAAAGTTAGAAAGAAGCTAGATGAGAAGTACGCAATACTCCCTGCAGTAGGTGGGCCGCAGGTTGTAGATATTGGGGATAAACGTGACGAAGAAACGTGAGCCCATATTTGTAAAGCAGGGGGCAGAGCCACCTGCACCTAAGCGTAACCACGCAATCGAGGCAAAGAAGAAAGAGCTTGAGCTGATAAAAAAGCAGGAGCGCATCTATCACTGTTTGCCGCATCTTTATGGGTATAAGTGGTATCGGTGGGCGAGGGCCTTTTTTAACTGCACGCATAAGGTGCAGTTACTCACAGCGGGTAACCAGCTATCTAAGTCATCGACTATGATTCGCAAGTGCATTGACTGGGCGACAGATAAGAGGAAGTGGCCTGAGCTTTGGCCAGGGCGCGACGTGCCGCGGCTTTTTTGGTATTTTTATCCGACACTCACGGTTGCAACAACTGAGGTTGAGACAAAGTGGATACCTGAGTTTTTGCCGAGAGAAGACTACGCAGATGATCCCATTTATGGGTGGAAGCTAACGTACGACAAGCAGGGTAACGTGCAAGAGCTTGCGTTTAACTCAGGGGTGGTTGTGCAGTTTAAGGCGTACTCGATGCAGGCGGTGAATTTGCAGACGTCTACGGTTTTTGCGATGTTCGTAGACGAAGAACTCCCGATGCATTTGTACGATGAGTTGATGTTTCGCCTTCACGCAACGGATGGGTACTTTTGCTCGGTGTTCACGGCAACACTTGGACAGGAGTTCTGGCGTTGCGCAATGGAGGAAATTGGTACAGAACATGAGACACTAAAAGACGCCTACAAGGTGCAAGTGTCAGCTTATGATTGCATCACATATGAAGACGGGTCTCCTAGTCCTTGGACTTTGCAGCGGATAAAAGCTGCTGAGGCTAAATGTAAGAATCAGGCGGAGATTGATAAGCGCATTAAGGGCCGCTTTGTCATGGACACAGGTGTAAAGTATGCGGCGTTTGATAGCTCACGCCATATTATAAAACCCCGACCCATTCCTCCTGATTGGGGGATTTACGCAGGCGTTGACAACGGATCGGGTGGTGAGACGGGGCATCCTGCCGCCATCTGCTTTATCGCGGTTGCGCCCAACATGCGCCTTGGGTACGTGTTTCGGGGTTGGCGTGGAGATGACATCAAGACCACGGCGGGGGATGTGTTTGATAAATTCAACGAACTAGCGGGTGCGCTACCGATTGTGAGAAAAGGAGCTGACCCCCGAGCCGTAGATCTTCACACAATTGCCGTAAGAGCGGGTGCGCCATTTGAGAAATCCGAGAGCAAGCATGAAATTGGAGAGGGCATCATTGCAACTTTGTTTAAGAACGATATGCTCTTTATCTTCGATGACCCAGAACTTAGAAAACTCGCCGTTGAACTCTCAAGTGTTACGCAAGAGAAGAGCAAGAAGTACGCGAAGGATGACCTTTGCGATGCCCTCAGGTATTGCGCAGTACTTATCTCATGGGATTGGGAGATCATTGCCGACAAATTTACGGAAGCCCAGAAGATGCAAGCGGCACAAATCCTTGAGGAAACACCCTTTCAACGCGAACTTCGCGAAAGACGCGGGGAGGCCTTAGCGCACAAGGCTGATGAATGGGATGAAGTGTACCAAGAACTAGAGGAAGCCAACTACTATTATGACAACTAAGGGACTTTCAAGTACGGAGATTAGTGATATCATTAAGACTTGTGGAATCTACCGAGTATCCCGCATCAAGATGCCGGGGCTTGAGGTAGAATTTCATTCGTCTGGTGCCCAAGGCCAAGGGGCAGATCAAATCCAGATATTAGAACGCCAGATCGAGGCCGTTGGGCCCCGAACCGTGGAAACGGGAGGCGAAAAACTCCAAACACAAACAGAACAAGAGAAAAGACGCGAGCTTGAGGAGTTTTTTGAGGCACAAAGACTGATTGATGACCCACTAGCGCATGAAGAGGCAATGGTGGATGAGCTTCTACAGAAGGGTAATGCATGAAACCTAAAAAGATTACAGAGCTAAACCAACTTTATGCCGAAGCCACAACTGAGGATAAAGAGCTTTACTCTGAAATGCGCTCAAACATCCTGCTTGTTGCAGGAGAACACTACGCAAAGCGTGCGCCCGATAAGTTTTTCACAAATCTTCGCAATACAAAAGACATAAGCGACACACAAAAGCTTCGAATCACAAAAAATCACGTACAAAAGATCGCACACCACTACGAAGAGGCGATTATGTCGCAATCTCCGTGGGTGCGAGTGGTGCCGCAGCTTGATTCGGAACTCCAAGATCAAAAAGATGCCGAACTTAATCAATCGGTTTGGGAATACACGACGTATAAGCAAAAACTCCGCGATAAAGTACGCGAATGGGTTAAAGACTATGTAGAAATTGGTGAAGTGGCCGTTAAAATCTTCTGGGATCCCTCAAAAGGTGAGTTTTTGGGCTACGGACAGAAGGTAAATGAAGCAGGTGAGCCTGAAGTTGATGAGATGGGGCAACCCGTCCCTGATGATGACCAAGCCATCTTTTCAGGTGAGATTGAGTTTGAGCGCATCTTTGGATTTAATCTTTTCAGGGCTCCTGGTGCTAAATCGATGCACGAATCAAACTTTGTAGGCATCCGCAAGATGGTGGACCTAAAAGAACTGAAAGAAAAGTACGAAGATGATCCCGAGAAGTCAAAATACATTCAAGAAGCTTCAAAAGAAGAGTTTGTAGTATTTGATTCAGCTCGTGGGAACTATCGAAAGACCAAAGATCAGTGTTTGGTTAAGGAATTTTACTTTAAGCCCTGTCATGAGCACCCACAAGGATACTTCTACATCACAACTGAGAGCGGAATTTTAGAAGAAGGTGAGCTTCCGTTTGGAATCTTCCCGATTGTGTGGCGCGGGTTTGATACTTACCCCACACGACCGCGTGGGTACTCAGTTATTAAGCGAATCAGGCCCTATCAAGCAGAACTTAATCGTGCAAGTTCGCAACAAGCGACTCACCAAGTAACTTTAGCTGATGACAAAGTGATTTATCAGGCAGGAACTAAGCTTTCTCCTGGTGCACTTCTTCCGGGCGTGCGCGGTATCACCTATCAAGGTGCGGCTCCTACAATTTTGCCGGGCAGAACAGGTGAGCAGTTCACAGGATACATTGCAGCAACTATTGATGAGATGTATTCTGTGGCTGAACTTGAGGAGCTAAATGAGGATAACGCAAATACCTCTCAAGTTGATCCGTGGGCGACACTGTACCGCAATATGCGGCAGAAAAAGAAGTTTTCAAAATACGGCGATGGTTTTGAGCAATTTTTGCTGGATGTTTGTGAGACAACGCTTAAGACTCTTAAATCGTATCTGCCCGATGATGCTGTCATCCAGATGGTTGGAAGAAAAGAACAAGTAAATATTCCTGAGTTTAAATCTACAACCCCGCTTTGCTATCAGATTAAAGTTGTGCCTGTGGATGAAACTCTTGAGTCACAAATGGGCAAACAACTCACAATCACTCACGTCTTGCAGTATGTTGGAAAACAATTGCCACAAGAATCAATCGGTAAACTTATGAAGAGTTTGCCGTTCGGTAACCTTGACGATTCGTTTGATGAATTTACGGTTGATGCGGATAATGTGAAAAACGATATGCTCGCAATCGAGCGTGGTGAGCCGCCTCCATTCTCAGAGAGCGATAATCACGAATATTACATCAAGCGCCTCAATGCCCGAATCAAGAAAGCTGATTTCAAATATCTTGCGCCCGAGATTCAAGAGGCTTATCAGCAAAAACTTCAGATGCATGAGCAGGCTGATGCTGCTCAGAAACAGCAAATTTTGGCGGCCAAGAATGAAATGATTCCGACCTCTGGACCTATGGTTGGTGTCGATTTGTATGTTGAAAACAAAGATGATCCTTCAAAAGCTCCCAAGCGCGCACGGCTCCCCAGCTCTGCAGTTGAGTGGCTTGTCAAAACTATGGAAGCACAGGGTCAAACTTTGGAGAAGCTTGAGAAATACGACCAGAACAATTTGGCTTCTATTGCTCAGATGTTACTATCCTCTCAAGGAGCGCAAGCAAGCGCTCAAGGAGGAATGAATGGACAATCTGTCCCAAGCAATGGAGGCCAGCCAGGTCTCTGAAACAACAACCCCGAATCTTGAGACAACGGAAAATGCCCAAGCGGTTAATGCTTCCGAGCAATCCCAAGCTGCTGCAACAGAGGAGGCTGCAGCATCAAAAGGAATTAGCGGAATTAAGCAAAAAATCGCAAAAGCTGCCGCAGGTGATGCGCTTTCAAAAGAAGCTGCCTATCAGCCTAATTTCAAGTTTAAAGTCCTAGATCAGGAGCAAGAGTTTGATGAACTTCTGCGCCCCCTGATTAAAAGTAAAGATGTAGAAGAAAAGATCCGCGAGCTTTATTCAAAAGGCTTCGGTATTGAGCACATTAAGGGTGAGCGTCAAAAATTTCGCGAGGAACTTGAGACCCTCAAGCCCCAATACGAGTCGCTTAACAAAGGCCTCGATCAACTCTCCAACATGTTGGGCAAGAAGGACTATTTGGGCTTCTTCAATGCCTTGAAGATCCCCGAAGAGGATATCTTGCAATACGCCCTATCTCGCGTACAATATAAGGAAATGCCGCCAGAACAGCGGCAGCAATTGGATGCTCAGTATCAAGAAAAGCAACGTCTTGAGTATCTTGAGCAGACAAACCAACAGTTACTTGAGATGTACCAGAACCAAGCGGTACATCAGCGCACAAGCGAGTTGGATGGGTACTTAGGGAAACCTGATATTCAAGCAACAGCGAGTGCTTTCGACGCACGAGTAGGACAACCCGGAGCGTTTCGAGATGAAGTTATTCGTCGTGGTCAATACCACGCAAGCATTAGTGGTCAGGACATCCCGGTCGAACAGGCAGTTCGTGAGGTGATGGCACTGATCGGAAATGCAACTCCTGCACCGCAAATGCAGGCAGCAGCTGTCAACCCAGCAACGGTTGCGGCACAACAAAACAAACCCGTAATCCCAAACATTAAAGGCCGTGGAACCTCGCCTGCAAAGAAGGCTATCAGCTCAATTAGCGACCTTCGTAAATATGCAGCGGATTTTGCGGAATAGAAGGAATTTTTAAATGGCAACGACACGTAGTTTTAGCGCAATGCTAAACGACTATGCTCCCTTGGAGCTTATGAAAGAAGAAATCATTAAACGCGACTGGCTCCTCTCGAACGTCGAGATGGATGACGGCTGGCAAGGTGCTTCAAGCACTTCAGGCGAAGCTGCTTACATCGTCCCGTTCGTCGGCGCTGGTGCATCAAGCGTTGAGTTCGGCCAATTGGCTGGTTCAACTGATATTGCCGAAGACGTTTTCGTCCGCGGTCGTATCACCACGCAAAAAGAAGTTTGGGGATCGATGATCTTCAACGCACGCGACTTGATGGAACATGGCAAAAATATCAGCGAAAAATCTTTCTTGAAGATTCTCCCTGATCGTCTCGAAGCTTTCTTGCAGTACATGAAAGAAGCTGTCTCGATCAACTTGCTTTACGGCCCGCATTTCGCAGCTATGACGGCTGATACCAACTTGGCATCGGGCGTTTGTGAAGTTGACCGTATTGATCGTTTTTCTCTCGGCCAAAAAGTTGGCCTTGACGACGACAACAGCTCGCCCACTACGTACTACGTCATCGCAATTGACGTAAACGCAGGAGCTAACAAGAACGGAACCGTTACTTTGTCGGCTACTCGCGGCGGCGCTGCTGCAGATATTTCTGCGTACACCACTGCACAAAATGGCAAGTTCTATCACCCCGGTGCACAATCGGCTTCGTTCCAATCGTTGATTGACGCTCTCTTGAGCGCAACTAACGGCGGTACAAGCACCCTGCATGGCGTGACCAAAACTGCTTATCCCTACCTCCAAGCCACGCAAATTGACGGCTCTGCTGTCAACGCTACGAACATTTTGGAAAAGCTGTTTGACGGCTACACCAAGGTTCGCCAAAAAGCTAAAGGTAAGGCTTCGAAGATTCTCATGAGCTACAAGCACTTGGGATCAATCATGAAGCTCATCGAAACGCAAAAAGGTGGTTTCAAAGTCACCCCGACTGCGCGTTCGGCTTCTATCTTCGGATGGGATGAAATCGAGATTACCTCAGTTCGCGGTAACTTGACCTTGGTTGCAATCCAAGAAATGCCCGATGCTTACATCGTGTACTTGGATCCCTCGGCTCTCGTGTTTGCTTCAAACGGTATGTTCCGTCGCCAAAAGTCACCCGATGGCAACGAGTTCTACGTTGTTCGTAACACGACTGGTTACCAGTACGTTGTTGATACATGCCTCTTCGGAGACTTGGTTGTGAAAGCACCCGGTCACTGCGGAATCATGTACTCAATTGCTAACTACTAATTGATCTATGAGGACAAGCCCCCCGAGTAAGGGGGGC